TGAGTAAACTTTTAATTGGTTCGAACCTGTATCAAAATATAAATCTCCTAAATCTAATGCAGAACCATCTGGGTCTTGCGTTGGAGCTGAACTTGATGCACCAAGATAAGTATTTGCAAAACTATTTATTGAAGTTAAATTTGATGCTGCAGTATTTACTGAAGCAATAGAGCCACCCACATTATTAACATTGGTAATTGCTCCTGCTACTGTATTGATATTTGATGAATTTGAATTTGCTGTATTAATTGCAGTAGACATACCTGCAACTGTAGTCACATTTGAAGCAATATTTTCTACTGCTTGTACGTCACTAGATATACCTGCAACTGTTGTTACGTCTGAAGATACACCTGCTACTGTATTAATATTTGTATTGTTTCCTGCAACTGTGTTGATGTTTACTGAGTTAGAATTAACTGCATTAATATTTGATGAATTAGAATTTACTGCTGATACTACACTTGAGATACCTGCAACTGATGTTACATCAGAACTAATTCCTGCAACTGTTCCAATATCTGTTGCGTCATTAGCAACCGAAGTTACATCTGATGAAATTCCTGCTACTGTAGTAACATTACCAGATATACCTGCAACTGTTGAAATATTAGAATTGTTACCTGCAACAGTATTAATGTTAGCACTGTTATTGTTAACAGCAGATACATCACTAGAAATATTTGAAACATTACTTACTGCTAAATTTATACCTCTTACCGTAGTAATGTCTGATGATATTCCTGCAACTGTTGTTACATCAGAATTTATTCCTGCTACTGTATTTACGTTGGCTATATTTGTACCAACTGTATCTACATTTGTAATTGAAGTGGCAACTGTGTCTATCTCTGATGTAGCCTCATTAAGGTCATCTGCTACAGTTTCTACTTCTGAAACTGCTTCTGCTAAATCGTTAGCTACTGCAATAACTTTAGAAATATCTGTTGCAACAGTATTTACTGAACCAATGTTAGTAGCTACTGTATTGATATTTGTAGCGTTAGATACTGCTGAATTAATATTAGAAGCGTTACTATTTACAGCGTTAATATTTGCTATGTTAGCGTTTACTGTAGTTAAAGCTGTTTTGTTGGTTGGTGATAACCAAGTGTTTTCTAAATAATTTTTAGTTACAGCATCTTGGGCTGCTGTGGGGTCTGATACATTTTTTAATCTTTTATTACCTACGTCATATTGAAAATCTGCATTATCTAAAGAAATTACATCACTAGCATTATCAATTGCTTCTTGTGACATGAAGAAAGCTTGGTCACTGTCTGTATCTAGGTCATTTTCAGTCAGTACTGAACCTGATACATAGTCTACAAGTTTAGTAGTTTGAGATGTAGTTCTTCTTATTTCAATAGCAGAGCCATTAGCCGGTGCTGTAGTAAACGTAAGATTAGTGCCTGCTGCATCTAAAGAATATGCTGTTATGTTTACACCTGCTACTGTAGCAGATAAATCAGCTGTATCTCTATAACTAAAAGGTATAGCGTATGTAGTAGTTGTACCGTTTCCGGTGTATCTTACGAATGAATTTGCCATAATTTGTGTTTATCTCTTCTAAAAGGGGTACTTTATTCAGTTAGTATAGTTATTGCTGATTTCTTTTTCTTTTTTAAGTCTTTATAAGCATCTTTAAGAATAGACATTTCTTCTTCCTCTATTGTTGCTAATTGTGGAAACTCTTCAGCCATTAAATTATATGCAACACTTTCAACAGTAGTTATTATGCTGTTTATGTATTTTTGTTGTAAATCAATACCATTAACTATTCCATTAGTATTTTCAGGGTTTGGAATGTTTAAATTAAGACTGCTATTTTTGTTTTTAATCTGGTCTTCTACAAATTGTTTTATTGATACACCTTTAGTTTTACTTATTTGACCGGTTGGTGTAATTTTAATTTCAGATTTTATTTCCATCCATCTATCATAAGCTGTTTGTCCATCAAATTTTCTTAAACTTTTTAAATCAATATCTTGTCCTGTAATTCTTTTTGCAACTGCTGATGGTGGTCTGTAATTAATATCAGTTCGGTCTTTAAAAAAGTTAGAGGTTGCATCATTTCTGTAATCGGACATACTGAACGGACTAGAAATAACACCATCTCTTCCACCTAAACCAAATAACCAAGCTCTTTTAGTTTTTACTTTTTCACCCCAAACATTTCTTTTAGGCATAACTCTTTCTTGTGGATTGTCTGCAAAATATCTTTGTAACCTATCGCTTAATGTCCATAAATCTTTTTCATATTCATCTGTTACTCTGTCAACATATCTCACACCACCTGATAAAGGTAAAAATTTGTAAGCACCTTTTGCAAGAGAAGCTTCAATTCTTTGTTCAGGTTTTCTTGAACTAGCTAATCCACCACCAAAAAATGCTTGATAAGTGTCAACAATATTTTTGGTATAAAACTTAGAAGTAAAGTTTCTTGTAATACCTAACACAGTTCCCATTGCTAACTCATGTATTATAGATTGTTCTTGTGGTGATAACACTCCATTTGATTTATCCATAGTTTCAAATATATCTGCCATTATAAATATTGGTGTCATTATAGGGTCAAGACGATTAAATTGAATATATCTTCCATCTGCTGTAACATAAGAATAAGGTTTCCAACCCACTAAATCTTCTTTAGCTTGATTTTCTCTCCAATCATTACTTCCACCACCTGTAAACCTACCTGCTGAAACTAAAGCAAAAGCTGTAGACCATAACAACCAACCTGACTGTATTCTAGCATTAGCTTCTGCGGCTGCTTCTGGATTTAAATAGTTTTTCTTACTTGCTGATAAACCTGATTTTACTGAGCTAACTCCTGCAAAACTTTTTCTAGCAACGTGTTTAATTTTACCATCAACTAAATCTTCTGTTTCTGCTAACATGTGTCTCATTTGAAATTGGTATCTACCTAACACAGGTAAATGTTGAAAATTCCATCTTAATAAATTTGAAGGTGTATTAATAAAGTGTAATCCTAAAACTCTAGCCACTCTTCCCTTACCTTGTGTTTGGTCTAATACCCAACCAGTAATACCACCTTCTTCTTCACCTGTGACAGGATTTGTTGAATAAGCTGATTGTGTAAAAGATAATTCTCTTGCATACTGTAATGGAGAATTTAAAGTTTCATCAACTGTAGTTCCAATTGCAGTTGCAACACCATTTTCATCTACAAACCTTTTTTCTATTTCTTTAAATTTAGCTTTATAATCTTGTGTAAATAGTTTACCTTTTAAATAAATACCATAATCAGGATTGTTTTGCATTATTTCTGAATTAATAATAGAAGTTAACCTAGCTTTAAAAGCCATAGTTTTCATAAATTCATCACCTGCTGCAAGTACTCTTAATGGTATAGTTTGTGCAAACCCTACAACTTCAAAAGGTGTTTGTGCAATTTTACCTGCGGCACTTCCGATAGCATCATTAGAAATTCTAGCACCAAGTTCAGCAATCGGTTCTGAAATAGTTTTACCCCATTCACTTATAAATCTTTGTAATTGACCTTGTCTAATGTTTGCATCAAATTTCATTTGAGCACTATCTAAAGTTGCTCTACCTTTAATAAGTGTTTTACCTGCTGCTTTTAATGCGTGTCCTAAATAAATGTATTGATAAATATAAGTTTGTAATGCTTCTCTAGCAATTACTAAAGCTCTTTGTCTATCAGTAGTAACCATATTTGCAGCTCTTAAAAGTTGTACAAAAGGTTTCCATTGAGATTGTATTAAACCAGATATTAAATTAAGTTCATGTGTATCAGGTGAAGATAGTAAATTATTGTTGACATACTCAGCAGCTAAATCCCACTTGTTTGTTTTTTTAGCATCTTGTAACGCTAAGATAACTTGCTCGTCATCATCTAATTTACCAATAGCTTCTATAAATTTTTCTTTATTACCAGTTTTTAATTTAGCCATTTTAGGGTCTTCAGGTCTAGCAATTAATTCAGCAATACGTGCTTTGTCTTTTACAATTCTACCGGCAGTCGTACTTCTAGCTGCTGCTGTTCCTAAGTCAGAATTTATTTGAATTAACTCATCTAATCCTACAAGCATTTCATCAAATTGTTTTTCAATTTCTTTTCTTCTTGTAGGTGTTAAATCTATTCTTGAATATTCATTAGATTTATTAACAAGTTCAGCACTGTCTTTTGCAAGCAAATCTCCTGCAATAACCCTATAAGTAAACTGTTCTTTTGTCTTAGGGTCATTTGCCATTCGTTTAAGTTCTTTTCTAATTTTCTTTGGGTCACCACCCATTTCTATAGCTCTTTTTCCTGCTATCTCAACCATTTCATCTAATGAAACTACTTCACCACTATCAACTTTGTTTTTTAATAATTTAGCTCTCTGTTTAATAAGTTGTCTATAAGAACCGGGCTTGTATCGTGTAAGGTTTATTGGAAGTTTAGAAGGTTTGTCTTCACCTGTTATACGCTCAGGTTTAAAGTTTAAAAATCTATTATTAAAGGTATCTTTGTTTAATTCTTGTTCAGCTTCAATTTGTTTTTTAGTTTTTTTAGGTTGGTTTTGATATAATTCTGCTTTTGTTTTAGGTATACTTAAATCTTTAAATAGCTGTCTGCCTGTAATATTACTTTGTCCATATTCATGTATGTCAACTAATTGTTTAACAGCAGTGTTTTTTAAATTTCTATTTGTTAGTTTAAAAGCGCCGGCAGAAAAAGCACCACCAAAAACAGTACCTAAACCGAAACCCGCAGCTGTACTTAAAGCGGTTTGTTTTAAATCTAATTCGTTTTGTATATCAGCTTTTATAGCTGTGTTTTGTAATATTATATCTTGAGCACCATTTGTAATAGCACCAAAATAACCTTCATACAATGCACCTTTTTTTACAGCTTGACCTATAGATTCTTTTGTTGCTTGTTTAGCCATTTCTTCTATAGCAGCTTTATTAATTTCTTGAGCCATTTTTCCTTTTAATAACTCTTTTAAACCTAGTCTAAAACTTTGTTTAGCAACTTGACCACCAACACCAACACCTACTAAATTAACAGGGTCAGCTAACATAGCACCACCGTTGTCAATTAACCATCCACCAAAACTTCTATTAGGGTCATCCCAAAAAGAAGGTAAAGAAGAATAAGTTTGTTGAATATAAGAAAATTCTTTTATCCTTTCAGGATTAGTTTCATTCGAAACAGATGCTAAATCAAAACCCATAGAGATAGTGTTGTTGTTTCTCCAAGACCTGTCTTCATAAAAATACTCTAACAAATCAGCAGCATTTTTATTTTGAAAACTTGGGTCATTATTTCTATAAGAATAATAACTTCTTAAAGTATTATAAAATCTTTCAGTCTGTATTTCATCTAAAGCTGCTTGAGCGTTCTGTGCTTTTTGTAAATCACTTGTGTTGCTATATGTAGTTTCTGATAAAAACTCAGCCATTATTAATTACCTTTAGTTATTGCTTTAATTGCGTTTTGTATATCAATAGGGGATATTTGATATGTTTTAGAAGTACCTCTAAACTGGTCAGATATGTTTCTAAGTAACTCATTAAAATCTTTTTGTTCCATAGCTTTAATAGTTTCAGAAGTAAACTCAAGGTCTCCCAATGCATTTTCTAAATAATTAGAAATAAAAGGTATTATTTTTTGTTCTTTAAACTCATCTAATGATGGTTGATTAAAAGGTATAAAATCTTTAAATCTACTATCTTCAGTAATTTCAGGAAGTTTAATAAGTCCTTCATCTAATTGTAATTGATTATTAAGAGCTTGTATAATAGGTGTTATACCTGCTTCAGTGTAACGTTTTAATTTATCTTGACGAGCTGCTTCTAACTTTTTTTGTTCTTCGTCATAAGATGTAAATGACTGCATTTGTGGTTGTACATTATCTGGTGTAAATCTTGTTTTCATTACATCACCTAATGATTGCATAAATTCATCTTTTTCTTTTCTTGAAGGTGACTTACCATTATTTTCTAATTTGTAATTATTTTCAAAATCAATAATTTCTTTTCTAAGATATGCATTGGCATTTCTAATAGCTTCTCCAGAATTAGGTTTTTCCATTCCAACCATTCCTACATTAAAATTACCTTTAATACTATTAATAATATCAGTTGTAACACTGCTGTAAGTAAAATCTGTTTTGTAAATTGGTTTAATACCGTTGTTTAAATCTGAAGTATAATTATTGTAGTACGTTAATGCTTTACCAAAGTTTTCAGAAGAAACATTTTTAGAAAGTAAGTCTTCCATTAACTCACTTTGACTACCATAACCACCTTCAAATATTTGACTTGTAATATCTGTGAATACATTAGGGTCAGTGTTTACAAATCTGTTTTTATCCACCATAGCATCAAACGCTGCTAATATTGTAGGGTCTCCATATGTTGTTAATTTTTCTCTTAACTTTAATTGTTCATCATAAGTACGGTATCTCTCAACACTTACGCCATTTTTTTCTTCAGTAATTTTAGAATTTGATGTTGTAAATATTTCTCTAATTTCATCTTTTCTAATATTATCTTTGTTAAGTCTATCTTGTTGTGTTAATGTTACTTTTCTATCTCTTAATTTTTTAACTAATTTGTCAACATCTTCTCTTTTGGTATTCATTAATGAACCCAAATTCATACCATCTTTTCCAACACCTCTATTAGCTGCTAATATTTTTAAACCTCTATCTATTTCTTGTGGTGTCGTTGCTGTGTTATACAAACTTTCAGCAGCTGCAATTGCAATGTCATTTTTTTCTTCATTAGAATAAAATTTTCTAATTGTTCCACCACCTTCTTCCGGTGGTAAATCATAATCTAATCCTTTATTAATAGTGTCCCATTCATCTCCAATGTCTTCATTTAAAACTAATTTTACACCTTCATTTATTTTTGTGGTTTGAGCAAAATCACTTCTAACTTTTGCGTCTTTAATAGCTTCATCTGCTTTATATTTATTAAATACTGTTGAAAAACCTAAAGCATAAGAACCTTCTTTATCTGCAAAACTTGGTAAATACTGTTTGTAAAATGCCGGTAAATTTGTTGTTTGAAAATCATAGTCATTTTTATTTTCTTCTATATTTTTTATAGCATCAATAGCTTGTACTTTTCCTGTGTGATATTGTACAGTTTTTTGTACATATTTATTATTTAAATTAGGATGTTTCCCTTCTAGTATTTCTTTTTGAACTGTGTTAGCATCTCTTGTAGTTAACAATTGATTAATTTCTTGTACAGCTTCATCTTTTTTATTTGCTATATTTTGATTGTAAATTCTTGATAATGCAGGGTTTACATTTTTTTGTAATACGTTTATTAAGTCAGAAGTTTCAGTAGTTGTTGCAACATTCACTCTACCTGCAAATGTAGAACCCATGTATTTATTTGTTACTCTTGATTTATATGCCATAATTATTTGTACCCATATTGTGTAAATTTGTTTTTAGCTACAGTGTTAACTTTGTTAACTGGTTTTAAATTATTTTTATATTTTTGATACCCTTCAGCACCAATAGTTCCAATGTTTAATAACAAGCCAGTCCTACTAGGCATTACTACTGGTTTAATACTGTTATATCTTCTTTGTTGTGCTGCATAAGCTTCTTGTTCTTGTCCCATTAATTTAATTACATCTGTTTCGTAATCTCTTGCAACATCTAAGAATTGCATATCGTAAGTGCCTGCAATGTCTTGTATAATTTTATCACCATTACCTGCGTTCATGTTTAAAGCTTGTGCTTGTTTTTTATTATTTTCTTGAGAAGTTTTAAAATCTGCTACCTTTTTTTCTCTACTAGCAGAAACAGCTTCTCTATCTATTTTAGATAAATCATTTAAATATGCTTGGTCAGAATTTTTTCTTGTTAGTTCATTAGCTTCTTCCTGTCCTTTAGCTATAGCTCTTTGGTTTCTATGACTAACTATCGCTGTTCCTATTTTTAATGCAGTTACTACATCACACATAATTAATTATTTGTCTCCTTCATCATTAATAAAAATGGCATTTTACCAAAACCATAATCTCCTATTTCAGTTTTTGGTTCAAAGCCTAAATACTGAAGCCATTTAAGTGACTTCCAATTTCTTTTATCTACAAAGTTATAAAGATATTTATAACCTTTACCCATCTCATCTATCCAATACGGACATTCTTTTATAAATTGTTTTGTATGTTTAAAGAGTGTTTCACTAGACAACATCCATGCTACACCATATTCAGGCTCAGCACACTTAGCAACACCAAACATACCTATAACACCTTCATCTGTTTTACCTATTATACTATAAACTTTACCATTAGGTTCCGTAAATGGAAATACTAAAGCTTGTAAAGGTGAAGAGTTGTTAGATGCTCTAATCTCTGCACGGTCAGCTTGGCGTATTCTAGGTGCTAACTCTAAAGTATCTTTTAGTATAGCGGGTCGTACGTAATTTTCTCTGGTCATTTAAATCCTTGTTGAACGATTATGATAATATCCTTCTACCTCTGCACTAGCAATATACATTGGCAGGTGTGAAGAACTTTTAATATCTAATGTAAAATCTGTGTTTCTACATGAAACGGGTACCTTAATAGTTCCTGAACTAATAGCCGGTACACCTATTTTACTTGTAGCTGTACCAATAACATATCCATTCATAAATGAGTAACTTGTACTTCTGCCGTTAGGTGTTACTTCAATTTGAAAATAACCTGAAGTTTCATAATTAAATGACATGTTTCTAATTTGATAACGACCTGAAGTAATTGCTACTAGACCTCTACCAGAACGTTCTCTTACATATTGTTGTGACATTCTATATATACTTTCGTAAGGAATACCAATATATAAATTTGTGTGGTCGCCTTCTAAAGTATATGTCGAACCACTTGTATTTGTGACAGCATAGTTATTACCATTAACAGCATCAATTGCTATTAAACCTGTTTTAACACCATATGGTGATGTAAATGTTGTTAAATTTGTACCACTATTATATGTTCCAGTAACATTTGTTTTTAAATCTAAATAAACACCAAATCCTATAGTCGTATCTTTTAAATTTCGTAAATCTATTTTTATTAATTTTGTGTTAGTACCTTCTACTACCATTAAATAAATAAAACTTTCAAAAGACATACCACCTAATATTTTAGCATTGTTAAACACCCATTTAGACCATGCAGTTTGTACTTTTTCACCTTTATCAAAAAAGTATTTATAGATAAATAATGTACCTGCATTAACAGAAGTAACATTGGTGCCAGTTGTGTATGGAGCTATTTGAGTATCTACTGTATCAGAAGCTAATGCAATCAATGTATCTTCAGTGGTATTACTAATTAATTGGTAAGTATTACTTGGTATTAAATCTTGTACAGACACTGTAATGTCTAAACCGTCATTAGTTAAAGTGTCATCATCGGCAAAATATTCTCTTATAGCTGTATTATTGTTTCTTGCTTGTGAAAAATATGCAAACTTACCTGCTGAAACAGGTTTAACATTATTATTATATTCAAAAGCAGATACTTCATTTAAAACAGCTGATGTAGGGGATATTGTTTCTCCTACACTTCCTAATTTATATTGTGCTTTTTCAGAAAATAATAATAAACTTTCATTAAATGCAACACTATCAAACAATGTGTTAACTTCAGAGCCTGAAGCTGCTATATCAATAGGGTCAGTGTCTAAAACTTGTGTTACAGTTTTTGAAAAGAAATTAAAAAATTCTGCATTTTCTGTAAAAATTAAATTATCTCTAGCTAATATTCCTAATCTATTTTTATAAAACAATAAATTATTAATTTTATTATTTACAAAACTAGGGTTTGAATTAGTAATACCATCTCCGCATGTTCTGTCAGTCCAGTCTATTTCTTGAAATGTAAATGTGCCATCATTATTATTTATTAATGCATGCGGCATTGTAGAATTATCTAAACCTAAACTAACGCTTTGACCTATAGTTTCTTTCCAAACACCATCTGTTTCAAACTTTACGTAATAATCAGATAATGTATCTCCATCTTCACCTGTAACTTTTATAATACTGTCTGTGCTTGCATGATAAGGTAATTTTGTAAAGTCAGATATTTCATCTCTTATAGAATACATACCGGTATTACCAGAACCATCAGCTGTTAACACTGTGTAATTACTATTGCCATTTGTTGAAACACCTCTAATAACACCAGGATATTGAGACATAGTAAAGTAATTTGTAACTTCTGTTGATGTTCCTAATCCTTGCGTTGTGCTTAAAGTTGCACCTGTGTCTTCTCTAGTTAATTTAAAATCAGCATCTGAAGATGAATCAAAATAAGCACTAGATTCACCTCTAAATAAAATATCTGCAATATGCGCTGTATCTCTAAACACAGCATCATGGTTTAAATTACTGCCGCTTGGCATTTGTAAAGAAGATTTAACAGCGTAAGACATGTTAGGATGTTGTACTGTTATAGCATATTCCCTACCATAATTAGATGTAACAACATTAATATAAAATTCTTCTATCTTTGCAGAACTTGTGTTTGTATCTGCTAAAACTGTTTTTGATTTATTAGCAATAAAAGTGTAATCAGCAATGTTAACTAATTTAAAATCTGATTTAGGATTAGTAGAAGTTAAATAACTAGAACCACTTGCTATAGTAACAGTTTTTTCATTACCATCTAAATCCCAAACTTTGACACCACCATTATAAAAGGCAACCATGTACTGATTGTCTTTATCTCTTTGTATAGACCAAAATTTAATAGTGTTAGGATATACATTAGTGTTATCTAAAGTTGCTAAATAATCAAATGGCGGTCTTTTAGATAAACCATCTACAATATTGTTTTGTAAATTTATCTGGTCTTCTGCCTGATTAATACCTCTTTGTGTTGGTGTTTGTTGTGAGATACCATTTAGAAAATTAGGAATACTCTGTGATACGACACCACCCATTAATAAGTCCTTCGAGTTGGTCTATTAATTATTGAATAAGTATTGCTATCACCTTCTAATATATTTACATCCGCTTGTTGGCTATCAGCTTGATGAAATGACATTAATGCTTCATTTTCATCATTACCAATTAACTGAACAATTTGAGCATCACCAAGAAATCTTGCTGCAAATCTTCTTGCTGATTTTTGTGTAATATATTGTCTTGCATATTCTGGAAGTTGTTCAAACTGTTGTACTAAAACTAAATCTACTTCTGGTACTGTTGTAAAAACATCTGTATGTGTTTCTAAATTATATAGAAAACCATTTCTTAATGTAACATTTATGTATCTAAAGTTTTTACTAGCGTCAACTTTAACGCAGTTTGAAGGTAGGGGAATTTTACTATTTTGGTCTAATGCCAAGTTTTTATAATTTTCATGTGTATTGAAATGCCATCCTTGAGATTGAATTGACATAGAAGTTTCATCTAAAATATTTTTTGCTGTACTTACATCAACTGATGTAGTGCCTGTAATTGAGTTAACTGGAGCCTCACCGATAACAGACAACATTATGTTTATCGCTTGCAGTTCCGTAGTTGGTGTAATCTGTGTAGTCATAATATCCTATTAGTTAATATAGCGGCGGCTTCAGTCTCCCTCTACCGCCACTAATAATATTAAAGTTAAGCTATTACGCTTCTTTAATTCCTACAGCTGCCTCGCCTCTTAGGACACCGTGTCCCATAGCGTATTTAGCAACCATTAGAGTACCTTGTCTTCTTATATCATATTCGCTTTCAACAGCTAAATCCATAAGTTTTACAGTACCTACAGCAGAAGGATGAGATACCAAACATACGTAGTTTGATAAGTTAACAGCTTGAGGGTTTGAACCACCCGCAGTTGCTGAACCTGCATCCGGAGCCGCAGTTACGTTAGACGCTACAAAGTGTGCAGTAGGTATTAATTCAATACCTGCTACTTTAACAACTTTACCTTCCGCAATTGAACCTTGACCTGAGAAGTCAACGTTAGTTACGTTAGTACCGTTTGCTAATTTGTAGTACTCTTCTAATTTGATAAATGCTTTTCTACCTTCTTTTGGAACGTAGTTTGCATCTAATTGTTTAGCCGCATCAAACAAACTATCAATCATTGCGTTCGCTGCTGTTGAAGCAGTAGTTGAAGCAATACCTGTGTTTGTAAGTACAGTTCCTGCTGCATAACCGCTATCGGCTACGTTTGCAGAAGCTTGTGCTGCTTGACCAATTGTTTGTAAGATATGCTTATCTTTTTGGAAAGCTAACGCTCTACCAATTTCTGTAGAGTAAGCGCTTCTTACATCCCAATGGTTTTTTGCTTCTTCAATATTTGATAAAAATACTGAAGATAAAAGAAGGTCATTAATTGTAATAACTTTCTCGTTGTGGTTTACATCTGAACCAGTTATTTCAGCACCTGCTGTATGGTACGAAGCATCCACTCTACCCATTACTGGGAAAGTTGCAGATTTACCGTTAGAAATACTTCTAACCATTTCTGCACCTTGAGTTACTGAAGCTCTATCAAAAGAAGTAAGTACTTCTCCCGCAAAAACTTTCAGAAACAGAGCGTCTTCCGAACCACTTGCATTTACTCTTCCAACTGATACTGGACTTGCATTTGCCATAGTGTTCTCCTTTGTTATGACGTTTATTTATAAAAGCCTCTACATATGTTTCAGTTTCACATTCAAGATTGTCACCCGCAGGTGGTCAAGTTATTACACTTTATTAAATATGTGTTGGCAAGTTGCCCGCTAAAAAGCGTGCACAACTATCTACACTTCCATTTACGTAATGCTAGAGCTTTTCTTGTAGGTTTACCATTAGGTTTTTTCATTGCACCTTTTACTCCGGACATACGTGCACAGAAACTAGCTCTACGTTTGGCTGCTTTAGAACCACGTTTAACTTTTCCTGTGACTGGAGCTTTTAAGTTAGCACCAGTTTTTCTTTTAAAATATTTTCTCCCGGCAGCATTTAAACCGCCGGAAGGTGACTGATATTTTTTAGCCGGCATTACTTTTTCTTAGCTGTCTTTGCCGCTCTTTTAAATTGTTTTTTAGTAGGTGCACCTTTAGCTCCTACCTTACGCATTTTTTCACCAGAACCCGCAGCGATACGTTTACGCTTCGCATGGATGTTGGCGTACAATCCTCTTTTAGCCATTACTTCTTTTTAGCTTTCATTATTTTTTTCTGTAATGCAGCAGGTAGTTTTTTCTGTCCACCTTTTAACATTTTTTTACCTTTAGCTTTTTTCTTTCCGTACATATTTTATCTCCTATAAGTTACTGTTAGCTAATTTATTTTTAACTTCGTTTTGGTATGCCATATCTTTAGCATATCTAGGGTCAGACATAGCTTCTGTTACTTGAGCCCATGACAAGAAACCTTGTTCTTGACTTGGTTGTGCTTTACCTTCTACAAGTTTAGGTTCAACACCATTAGCTCTTTCAAATTGACTTTTTAGTGCATTGACAGCTAGTTTAACTGTGTCCATGTCACCACTGTTTACAGCTTTATTGTAAGCAGTTTTCTCGCCTTCAGTCATATTCTTGGAAGCCCAATCAACCATCTCTTGATATGTTTCATCACCACCAACAGTAGATTTAATTTCATCTGCTTGTGTTTTAGCAATAGCTTCTTGACCGGCAATATAACTATCTACATATTCTTTTGAAATGCCTGCTTTTTCTAAAGCTTCATAAGATTTGGTATCTAACTCACCTTTTTCAGAATACTCTGCTTGTAACGCTGACATATCTAAACCTGCACTATCAACAGCTTTTTCAGCTATTTCTAAATTATTGTCAGACTTAGGAGTTGACTTAGCAACTGGGTCTACTTCTTCTTTTGTTTCTTGAGATTGTCCACCAAGTTTCTTTTCTAACTCTGCATATGACTTTGCTAAATCTTCAACACTGTTGAATTTTTCAGGCAAGCCTTCAGGTTTACTTTGTGCCGACTGTGTCTCGTTTGTTTGTTCTACTGGTTGTTCAATACCAGTTTCTTCTTCCTGTATTTCTACTTTATCTACCATCTAATTATCCTTCTTGTGATTGTTTCATAGCACCTTGTACTGCGGGCGCTATAGCCTTCTCTGCCATCTGCATCATCTGTTGATTTTGCATTTGTTCTTCTTGCTCAGCCTGTTCTTGTGCTAGTTGTTCTTTAGACTTGACAAGACCTTCCGTATCAATACCTAAACCAGTAGCAATACGTTTAATTAAATCCTGAGCATTTAAACTTTGTACTACAGCAGGATTTACTTGTGCTAAGTTTGCAATCTCAGCTACAAATTCTCTTAATTTTTGTAAATCATTTCCTCTACCTAAAGCTTCTACACCTGTTATGATTGTAGGCTTAACAGAATTTTTAGGTAATGAAGGTATCTCATTTGCTTGAGACATACGTTTCATTAATATGGTCACCAAAGGTAATTGAAACTCTTGTGATAGTAATGAATATATACCACCCATAGCAGTTTCTAATTGCTGTGCCATGTATCTAATTTCTTGTGCTGTTACTCTTTCAGCATCTCTTTGTATAGCTGTGTTTAATAAGAAGGCATATGACAATCTTTCTTCTAACTTAGCAATACTTCTCTCTACTACTTGTAAGTCATATTGTTTTTGTGCTTGTAATACTGCTACATCATCCGCACTACCAGTAATTATGTCACCATTTCTAGTGTTAGCTAAATCTTTTTTTCTAGTAACAGAGTTAGGTCTTACCATAAATACTACTTTAGAAGATGCAGCTGCACTTTCTACAAGTGATTGAGATAATCCTTCTAATGATTTTAAATCACCTAAAAACTCTTCTACATAACCACGACCATAATCTTCATTGTCTACTCTTACCATTCTTAATGCTTGGTACGGTAGACTGTCTATAGGGTAGGTACCTTGTGAGCTTTCAATCTTAACACCTTTTACTTCTTGACAAGTGTAAAATTCTTTATCATTTAATTTGTAAATGTGTGTGTAAAGTTCACACTCTTCATCTGGTTTGTAATCTTCAAACTGTGAAATTCTTTCTAATGTGTCACCATCTAAATATGTTGGATGAATAGTTTCTTCAATAACTATTTCTACAATGTTACCTGAAGCATCTCTTTTACATACAAAATTTGTTAAAGGAAATACTCTCATAGTTCCTTTTTTAGGTAAGTAAGTTAAGACATTACCTGCTACAATTAAATGTTTTAATGCTTCAAACACACTAACTCTTAATGCCAGTTGTTCTATTTTACTTGAAACTTCTCTTTCAATAGTTGCTAAAGATTTTTCTACTTCAGACTTAATTTCTTTTTGTTGGTCTAAATCTCTTTTAGCGTTGCCTGATACTGATAATCTAAAAAATGGGGAATTAGGTGGAAGCAAAAGTAAAAGAAGTTTACTTGCTAAGTTGTTAACGCCTCTTGCGCCAACAGATTGAAATGGATTATATAAATCTGTAGAGGAATGAAAACCGTCTGGTGGTAAAAGAGAAGGTATAGTTAATTCACTGCACTCTTGTCCTCTATCTAAAAAATGTTCTCTGTGTTGTTTTAATGTTTCATATCGCTCTTTAGCGCTTTGTTGTAACATATTGTTATATTGCATTAATTAACTTATATTTAAACCAGATGTAGTAGGAATATTTAAACCAGAAGAAGTTTGTAAAGCAGCTGTTCCGCTTTTCTTTTTCTTCTTAGTTTGCATTTCTGTATCTATATCTACTGCTGTTTCTACTTTAGGAGCTTTATCTTCTTCAATAGGAGCTGCCGGCGGTGGAGCAGGAGTAGGTGCAGGTGGTTTAGGTGTTGACATACACATAATTATTTTTCTGTCCTCTCTTTTAACATGTTAATGAACTTAACAACATCACGTTGACCTGCTTCAAAGTATATTTTATTAGGATTATCTGTTAAAACAGCAGACTTTTCAGGATAAACTTTGTTTAAAAGTTTAACTAACTCGTCTACTGTCGCAGGTAAAACTAAATCTTCTTGGTCAATCATATTGTTTCTTCTTCTAAAAAGGGCACTTTAGTCCCACAAGTTTCCTGTTATAGTTCCTTTGTTATATTCTGTAGCTCTATTTTCAAAGAAATTAGCGTGTTCTACACCATTTAACACCCAGTCTAACCAACCTAATGGATTATCTTTTACACCATAATTAGGTTTTAAAGACAGCTGTAACAGTCTTCTGTCAGCAATGTATCTAATATATTGTTTAACTTCTTCTGCTTTTAATCCTCTAATACCACCCATAGCAAAAGCCAAATCAATAAACTTATCTTCTAAGTCTACCATATCTCTGCATGTTTGATAGATACTTGCTTTAAATTTTTCTGTCCAAATATTTGGGTTTTCTTTTATTAATTGATGAAACAATTTAATCATGCTTTCAACATGGTGTGTCTCATCTCTAATAGACCAAGTTACAATCTGACACATTCCCTTCATACGTCCATATCTTTGGAAGTTAAGAAGCATAACAAAGGATGCAAACAACTGTAAGCCTTCACCAAATGCAGAGAAACAGGCTATCTCTCTAGCCATACCCTCTAGTCCTTTACCTTTAGATGTAAACAAGTATTCATGTTTATCAGACATCTCTTTGTATTCTTGAAATGCTTTGTATTCTTTATCAGGCAAACCAATGGTATCATTTAATAATGAATAACTATGTGCATGATTAGCTTCACTTGTTGCTATAGAAGACAACATCATTCTAACTTCTGGTGCTTTAAATTTAGGTATGTATTTATCTAAATAAGCTTGTGCTATATCTACATCACCTTGAGTAAAAAACTTTAATATTTGTCCTATTAAGTTTTTTTCTTCTACTGTTAATCTTTCATTCCAGTCTCTTACATCTTCATGCAAAGGTACTTCACTTGGAAGCCAGTGCATTTTCTGCTGCATGTCGTAAGCTTCAAAAGCCCACCCATAATCAAATGGCTTGTAGTAAGTTCGTTTGTCAAATAAACTCATATCTTTTTTTCTAACTCCTTAATGTAATCTTCTTCTTCTTTTGGTAACTCTTCTTTAGTTTTATCTTTACCAAATATACTGTCCCAGTTTTCTTTATATTTTTCAGTTGGAATATGTTTTCCGTCTCTTATTTTATAACTATTAAAACCCATGATATAATTCTACTCCTTCTATAATAATTATGATTAATAATTCTATGGCTAAGATAGTATGATATACTGTCCATAGCACAGATTGTTTTTCTTTCTTTTTTTGTTTTCTCTTTTTCTTTTTTAGTGGTTTATAATTAACACCATCAAATAAACTACTGTCTGTCATTATCCCTCACAAGCTAAACAATCTGCTTCAGGTATGATTGTTCTTTCTACTTTTTTTGATACTAACTCAGCACGTTTAATTGCTTCTGAACGACAATAATACAAAGTCTTTAACTTTTTCTTCCAAGCCAACATATGCATGTCATGCAGTTCTTTAATGTTTACATCAGCAGGCACAAATACATTTACTGATTGTCCTTGACAAATATGTTTTTGTCTGTCTGCCGCATGCTCAACTATCCATTGTTGATTTATTTCTATTGCTGTTTTAAATATATCTTTTTCATTATCAGAAAGAGCATCTAAATGTAATACTGAACCTCTGTTTGCTAAAATAGAAGTCCATGTTTCTTCATTGTTAATTCCTTTTTTATCTAATAATTTTTCTAAGTATTTATTCTTAACTAGAAAAGAACCTGACATTGTTTTTTGCACATAAGCATTAGCTCTGTATGGTTCTATTGATGGTGATGTTGTACCACAAATAATAGAACTAGAAGCATTAGGTGCAATAGCTAACAAGTGTGCATTACGCATACCGGTTCCTTCCATGTCCGGCGCTTCACCTCTTTTTACTGCTAGTCTTTTACTTTCTTCTACAGCTTGCTCTTTAATACTTTTAAATATTTTCATGTTTAATGATTTAGCAAGTGCACCTTCAAACGCTATACCTCTTGATTGTAAGTATGCGTGAAAACCCATAGCACCTAAACCTAAACTTCTTTCACTGTTTGCACTAAACTTAGCTCTAAACAATTCATCAGGTGCTTTGTCAATAAAATACTGTAGCACATTATCTAAGAACCTAACTAAGTCAGGTATAAATAAACTGTTGTTCTTCCACTCATCATACTTTTCTAAGTTAACAGAAGACAAACAACAAACAGCTGTTCTGTTTTCATCAGTAGCTAGTGTTATCTCTGTACATAAATTAGAATGATTAACTTTTAGTCCTAGTTTCTTTTGTGTTTCAGGCAGTGCATCATTTACTGTATCAATAAATGAAACATAAGGCTCACCAGTGGCAACTCTTGTCTCTAATATTTTTAACCACAAATCTCTAGCTGAAACAGTCCGTACTATTTTTTTAGTGTGCGGGTCAATTAAATTCCAAGTGTCATCAAACGTAGGTTCTTTAATGCAGTTATCTATTAGATGCATAAACTCATCAGATATGTTTACACCATGATGTAAGTTAAGACATTTTCTATGCACGTCACCACCACTAGGTTTTCTCATTTCTAAAAATTCTATTATCTCTGGATGTGATATATCCATGTATGCTGCATAACTACCACGTCTTGTTTTACCTTGAGAGAACGCAAGTATCTCACTGTCAACTACGTGTAAAAAAGGTATTGAACCAGAAGACTGTGAACCACCAGAGGTTTGTGTACCATCACTTCTTACATGTCCCCAGTACCCACCGATACCACCACCAACAGAAGCAAGCCAAGCGTTCTCTGTGTAGTGTCCTGTTAATCCTTCTCTACTATCACCTACATAATTTAAGAAACATGAAATAGGCATGCCTCTTTTACTGCCGGCATTAGACAAAACAGGCGTAGAATACATGAACCAAAGTTTAGATGCATAATCATATATACGCTGTGCCATCTCATCATTATCAGAAAAAGCTTTTGCTGCTCTCATAAAACCTTCTTGAGGTGATGTTTCTTCTGGTAATAAGTATCTATCTTTTAATGTCGTCTTACCAAAATCAGTAAGTAAATTATCTCTTTCGTAATCTATCATTCTTTTGTTTCCGTTACTCTTGGTTTTCCTTCTTTTTCTATAATAAAATCAATATATTGTTTAGCTTTCTTCAAGTCTTCAATGCCATGTCCCTTGTATCTCCACCTAGAAATATACTTTACAACGTTGCCCTCACAATACGTGAGGTCATTTTGTATAATATAATCTATAGGTTCTATGCCACCCTTATTATAGTGTAACGGTTTTTTTATATTGTCCATAATTTTACTTCTCCTGTTTTCTTATTGTAATCACCATGTCTTAGTATGCGTGCAACTCTAGCTTGTTGTAAAGCTTCAGTTTCTGTATATCCTTTATCTACGTAAATCTTTTTAACTATCTTCCATAGGTCTAAAAGGGGAACGTTAGTATATTTCTTAATCAGCTTTTCAGCAGTCTTAATTCCGACACCTTCTATGCCATCATACCCGTCAACTTTATCTCCGGTCAAAGTCTGTATCATAAACCAATAGTCAGCCATTCGTTGTGATATTTGTTCTATATTCATAGCATCTTGTGATAGTTTACAAGGTACGGTTCGTAAATCTTTGTCTATACTAACAACAATACGCTCTTCATCTACAGGCTCTGTAGACATAATACCCATAACATCATCTGCTTCTAAGTTCTTCCATACAACTCCGTTATGTTTTTCTAATACATATTCTCTTAAAGCTTTTAATGTAATTGGTTTACGTTTGTCTTTTCTATTGCTTTTGTATGAAGGCAATACATCTTTTCTAAAATTACTACTGTCTGTTAATGCAATAACATAGTCATCAGCTTGTAAACTAGCGCCTAAGTCATCTATAACTGAATCTACATCAGCTTTACATAAAGCTTCATCACAGTGTAGTGTCCATAAACCGTCACCCCAGTTTGTTTCTACTTCATTATTAAGTGCTATCTTATATAATAAAATATCACCATCAATTAATAATACTCTTTTAAGTTTCATTTTTTTCCTCTATGTTAAGTGTTGATAAATCTTCTTTTGGCATCAAATAACCTTGAGAAGTTAAAGCGTCACCGCCTCTAACAGTTTTGTATTTTTTAGTTTTAATTAATTGTTTTAATTTTTCTAAAGGAATAAAATCTAATTTTGGATTATCAGTTTTATTATAAGGCAATACAAATACCCAATAATCAGCAGTGCTAATTTTTATACCACTATCTTTTCCTCTGCTTTTATATTCAATAAAAACATTTCCAGTGTCTTTACACATGAAATCTGTTTTAACTTCTAATTTTAATTCACCATTTATAAGTCTGTTTGTTAAATCTTCTCCTAGTTTACCTTTGTCTAAACAATGTTTAAAACTAGCTTTTAAATCATATTCTTTAGTCCATGTTTTATCAGTGTGTTTCACTCCAGTTATCTCCTATCTTGTATTCACCAGTTAGCGGAAGTCTTAAATCAAAATACTTACCAGTGTCTTTTATTGCTTTTACGGCTAATTGCCCAACTTGCTCAGCATCTTTTTCAAGACACTCTACTTGTATTTCATCATGTACCCACACTACTTGATGTGCTTCAGGTATTTTTTTAATCACTTTATCAAACTCTACTAACCACTGCTTACACACTAAGGCTCCGGACGATTGAAGCAACGTGTTTAATGCAGCATGGCTTGAACGTACTTTAACACGTCTCTTATCAAGACCTACTAAGTAACCACGTTCAGCTGCTTGCTGTACATTTTCAATTAGTTTGTTTAATGCAGGTAAGTTATTTAAGAAACGTTTCTTTATCTTAGATGCTTCTGCTACAGTTTTATTTGTAACTGCTGCAATCTTTTTAACACCACCACCGTAAAGAAAACAGTAGTAAAAACGTTTGGCTAAGTCTCTGCTATCTAACCCTGCTAATGTTTTTGTTTCAGAGTGTATATCACCATCTAAAACAACTTTAGCATAGTTGCCGTTATCGTACTTAGCCATGTAGTGAGCCAACATTCTCACCTCTAAACCTGAGACATCAATGCCTACAAGTTTTTTACCAGTTGGAACCGTGAATAATGCTCTACACTCTTTACCATATTTCACACTAACACTTGGAATTTGTGCCATGTTTGGGTATGAGTGTGTTGCTCTTGCAGTTACTGTTGAATTAGTATTGCAAGTACCATGTATTTTATTATTCTTCTCATGCTTTAACCAAGCTTGAGCTCCAGTAGCTAACTGACCAATTCTTTTATCTAATAGAAAATGCTCACATAATATTTTAGCTTCAGGGTATGGTAAACTTTCTAAAATAGTTTCATCTAACTTAGGCTTACCATCATCAGTATAAACTTTAGGTTTCCATCCGTGTATTTTAATTAATCTATCTGAAATATGTTGTCTACTAGATGGATTAAAGATAATAGTTTTTTCTTTATAGAATACTTCACCCTTAACATATCCTCTAGCTTTGTTATTTACTTTAGGTATAAAAGGTATGTGTTCTTTTTCAGGTGGAAACATTACTTGTAACTTGTATTCTATTTCCATTCGTCTACCATTTAATTCTGAATAAAGTTTTCTAGCTTCTTCAGTATTAAAACTAAAACCATAAACTTCTTGATTATAAATTAATTGTGCTACAGAGTGCTCTAAGTCCATAGCTTGTTGAGAATATTTCATATCTTCATGTATCATTTTGTGAAGATTATAAGTTACTTCTACATCTTGTTTACAATACTCTAGCATCTCAGGTGTGAAAGTTTGCCAGTCTGTATCAAACTGTGCTTTGTAATTGCCTATTCTATTACCCCATGCTTTTAAACTGTGTCTTCCTATACAATCTTTTGGAAAATCTTTACGTTGAAAATCTTTTTCTTTTACATCTGGAAATAACAATCTTGTTGCTACAAGTGTGTCAAAAATTTTTGCTTCAGTTTTAAAGGTAGGATATAATTTTTTTATTACAGGCAAATCAAATTTTATAATGTTGTGTCCTATAATTTCTTTTGCTGTAGATAATTTATCTAATGCTTCATCAACTGATAAAGACAAAAACTCATTAGTGTCTACATCTTTTAAAACTAAACAATGTATTTTAGTACAGACGTTAAGAAATCCATCAGTTTCTATATCAAATATGTATCTCATATTTTTAATACTTTCTTTTTAATAACATTAATAGTTGGTATAACAGTTACATTACCAACGTCACCTAGTGTACCATCATCTTCAAAGTTTATGTCACCACATAAAATGTGTACATTCTTATCTTGTTTTATTAACCAACCAGTGCTTACACAAATTGTTGGTGTACTTGTTTTTGCTTTTTCTAATGACATCCACGAAGCATCAGAGTTTATATCAAGCCAATGACATAAAACAAATTTAGCGTCTAATGTTTTTTTAGTTATTGTAGGTAGTTTCATAATTAATGTATGTGTTTGTGTATTTTTATATCTACGTTCCATGCTGCATCTTCACCATTCATAGCAAGTGCCATCAATGCATCTTGTAATAAGGATGCTGAACTATCTTTAGCAACATGTAATACTACAGGTGTTGAACTTTCTTTTGCTTTTTTAACAGCAGATAAAACATAAAATGTCCAAGACACAGTGTCTTGTTTTGTTTTTCTTTTTCTAACAGGTAATTTAGAAGTCATTAACAGTCTCCGATTGTACTTCAGTTAAACAACCTGTGTCTAAATCATATCTTAAACTACAAGCTTTTCCAGTCTCACCACTAAATCTATTTTTTAAAACATTAACTTGTGCAATGTTATCTTCAGCTTGTAAGTCTCTGGACAAGGCTAATACCATGTCACTTAACTGAGCAATACTTTGACTGCCTCTTAAACTATTCATAGATACTTGTACTCCATCTTCATAACCTTTGTTACCATCTTTAGTACGTGATAAATGTGAAACAAGTATTAAACCAATACCAGTTTCTTCTACTAGCGTTCTAAGTTTTGATACAAAATAATCTATAAGTTTACGTTCATCATTTGTATTGGCATCACCTAATGCAGACAAAGCCATATGTAAATGGTCTAGTATTACATAGTCTACATTACAGGCTTTAGCCATGTATCTTATTTTAGAGAGCAAGTTATCTGCAACTGTTGAACCAAAATGATTGTAAAGATAAAAGTTGCCACTGCCCACAGTATTGTTAAACGTCTTAAGTAAATCTTCTTCACTGATACCCTCTCTTGTTAAGTGTAATGGTTTTTGTAATTCAACACCCATGATACCAAGTGCACTACGTTTAATACTTTCTTCTAATGCAATGTAACCTACGGTGTAATTATTTTTTAATAAGTTTAATGCTACGTGTCTACAAAAACTAGATTTACCAACACCACTTCCGGCAGTGATAGTAACAAGCTCACCTTTACGTAGTCCATGTGTTTTAACATTTAAACATTCAAATGGATATGGAACTGTTACATACTCATCTTCTTTTTGTATTTCATTCCATAATTCTTTTCCAACTACAATACCATCAGGTCTGTATGGTTTACTTGACCATATACAATCTGTTAACTCTCTTACTTTGTTTGCAAGTAACATTTCGTTTGCATCTTTTAATGGCATTGTACAAATCTTAGCTTTGTTTGGTGTAAATAATTTTGCACATTCAATAGCAGCTTTTTCTCCGTACTCGTCTTGGTCAAAGCAAAGTACCACACTCTCAAATTTTTCAAGCCACTCTAATTCTTTTTGTATATCTTTTTTAGCGCCTTGTGCACCTGTCTTAATACTTACTACGGGAAATTTATTTTGATTAGTTCTGGAAATTGATAAGGCATCTATCTCGCCTTCTGTAACAATACACATTCGTCCACCTTCTCTCCATAAATGCTGTCCGAATAGTGTTGCTTTTTTTGCATCACCTAACCACTGAAATGTTTTATCAGGGTATCTTAGTTTTTGTGCTACTAATTGTTTGTCTTTATCATAGTAGTTTGCAATCTGACAAGGTCTTCCAAACCATGCGCCAGTTTGATAATTAAATTTTTGTGCTGTATCAAAGTCAATGTTTCTTTTAGACAAAGCAGATACAGTACCTGTTATAAAATCTTTACATTTTTCTTTTACGTTTGTTTGCATTTCTTTTTCTCCTTGTTTGTGTGTGTTACATGAAAAACAATAGGTATGTCCATCATCATATACCGAATTAGCATCTGAAGAGCCACACTCATCACATGCTGAATGATATAAAAACGTACTATCAGTATTTTCCATAAAATTTTTTGCCTTAATATTTGGGTTAATAAAAACCTACTGGATATTTCTACCCAGTAGGCACAAACAAACAAATTATGTCAACAATTCTTTTACATCAAATTGCGGACACGAGGAGCTAGTCACATCTCTGTGACCAACAATTTCAACCTGACCATAACTGTCTTTTAAAACATCTACCAGTTTAACTAAACTTTGGTATTGTTTGAAAGTAAAATTACAATCAGGTTGTCCATCAGCATTTTGTCCGCCAATTAGACAAATGCCAATAGAATTTTTATTAGACAAGTTAACATCTGTTTCAATGTGTGCGCCTGCTATCATAATATCACGACCATCCTGAATAGAACCGTCTCTTTTGATTATTTTATGGAACGCACATGAGAATAAACCCTCTTTTCTATGTTGCTTGTCTAAATCTTTAACATCTAAATTTTGTTTTGGATTTGTATTACTTGAGTGAACAACAATGTACTTTGTTTCTTTTCTTATGTTACTCATAACCACTCCGTTGGAACATGTTTGTCTGCGTATTTAAATCCATACTTATCACACCACATGCCATATGTTGTTTTTGATTTTTTACTTATTCTTGTTTTGGAATTAGAAAATATAAATCTAATATCTAACTGAGGATGCTGTTCTTTTATAAGACGCATTTTCTGACGGTCTTGAGAAGTAAAGTAACCTTTAGTCTCAATGTAAATGTCAGACCCAGTTAGATAAAAGTCAGGGGTATAAGTGTGAACTTTTTGCGGCTTTGTATAGTTAAGTTTAGATTGTTCAAACTCATACTTAACTTTTTTAGTGTCAAGCTCAGAAGCAATTGCTTCTTCTAAGCCTGACCTAAAGCCGTATTTTAAACCAACTTGATTAGAAGTCAGCTTCTGCGGTTTCTTCTTGTACCACATTGTTCACACTTTCTGTTGCTGTATAGCCACCTTCTACTTTATCAAAGCCGTAGCCTTCAGCATTGCCGGCACCACCTTCAACTAGCTTAGTTATTTGTACTGCTCTTAATCTCAGACTTACGCCTGCGCCTGCCATTGCAGTGAACCAGTGTACTAACTCAGCACTAACTTTCATCTCACTTCCAGACCAAACGTTAGCATCAATTAAAGGTTTACCGGAGCTATCAAACAATGCTACTTTAAATGGAATGACTTTTCCATCAGCAGATATTATTTGTGCTTTTCTTTTAAACTTGAAAACAGTATTGCCAGTTGGCTTACCTTCATCATCAAGTTGTTCTTCGTACGGAGCGTTTGCTTGCTTTACAGCTTTGCCTTTGTTTTTTTCTTTGGCAATCTCTACGCTCTTTTTAATTTCTTCATCAATCTGTTTAATCAATGAAGAAGCCTTGTCAGTAGGCACTACAAGATTTACTTTGTAATGTCCGTCTTTGTCAAATTTAGTATCAGGTTTTGTCAACCATGCATACTGAGACACGCCTTCAGGACTTACAATCTTAACATAATTATTTTTCATATGTGTTTCTCCATTCTACTATGGGTACTTTAATGCTACGCAAAAAAGAACTCACTGTCCCGCAGTTGTTGAATATCTAAATCACCTTTGGCGGGAACTTCAGGTAATTTATCGTGTAGCTCTTCAGGTAATTGTCTAAGAACGTCATTCCTAAAATTATCAAGAATATCATTCTCACTAAACATTTTAATAAATGCTTCTCTAATAGATTTATTAAGTGTTTCAACATCACCTGCTGTTGTGCCAAAACTATCATGTACGTTACAGAAATTAGTAATACCATTTTTATAAGCAATATTAACTGTACTCATCATAGCTGCACTGTCCACCGAGTGAACTACGTTAGGTGCTACTCCGTTACCCATTCGTAGTTTGTCAGTTAAGTCAGTCTCAGTATTTATACGAGGCTTAATAACTTCACCCATCAACATAGCCTTAACTCTTTTAGACTTCATCTCTGGATATGACTGATACACTGGAAAGCCAACCGGCGTTACCCAATGCACTGGTAGTTGTTGTTTCGCAACTGTACGTGCGATTGTTTGTAGATAGTCCATTCCAGTCCTAGCAGATTTCAGATTATCACCGATACTGTCCCATATGACACTTGCTAAATAACTAGCCGGTCTGAATATCTCATCTTGAAATGGATGGTTCTCTCCCTTGTCTTTACGTTTTGTTAAGTCTTCAATTACAAAGTCAGTACATGAATATCTAGTTGAACCATAACAGATAGTCATGATACTTCTTTTAGTAGTTGAACGCTTAACTCCGTAGTCTAACCACAACTGAGCATACGGTTTGTTTTCAGCTGCATGCTGTTTTAATTTATCATTAACTGCATCTGCAACTAATTGATAAATGTCTTGCGGTGTAGCACTAGGCAAACAATTAACAAGCTTGCCTGCTTTTTCGTCTCTTAACATTAAAGAATAGATTTGAAGACCGTTACAAGAACCGTCTACATTAACAGGAATACTAGAAATAAAACCATATCCTTGTTCTTTAAATCTTTTCCACTCATCACAAAATGCTAAAAACTGAAATGGATTAGATGCATTTTCCCATTGTCTATGTAACATTGGGTCTGTAGCACAATCAATAATCCAACTCTCATTATCGTTAGTCCATTTTACTCTGTCAGCAAACGATATTTTATCTTCACCGTATTGGTTAGCACCGTGTATAGCCAACCAATAATCACCTTTGTTTTCTTTTGTGATTGCTTTGCCTTGTGAAAAAGACAACAAAGCTTTAGCACCACCAATAGATTGATAGTTTAAAAATGCCGGTACTGCATACGCTCTACCTCTAAAGTCTAATTGAACTGGAAAATACAACGTTGCATAATCTTTAAACTTTTGTGCAAGGTGTATAATTTTAGCATACAATAAACGTTTAGAAAACATTCTAGCATTTTCAGTGTGAGCCATAACAGCTCTCTTCTTCCATTCTCTTCTACTGTCAACATTAGTTTCAATGTCATGCGGTTTGTTTGGAATATCAAAGTTAGTACTAGGCGGCATACCACCAACAGCTAACCCTTTGTCCCATGCTTCTTGCATAACTTTTAAGATAAAATTATTAATCTTAAATGGTGTTGCTTGCATTGTATTAACAGCGTCATACACTTCAGGCATGTCAAAGTTTTCAAGTTCCTTTTTGTATTTCTTGTTTTTTTGTTTAACAAGCTCAAGTTCAGGAAGCTCTTTAGTCCAATAACCGCCACCTACAACTGACGTCCATAATTTTGGTGGCATGACTGTAGGTAAGTATTCCGGATTTAACAGTTCATTAAAACTGTTTCTACTTTTAATCCACTCTCTAGTTTTGTCAGTCTGTTTGATTATCTTTGCTTTTTTATGTTTAACAGTTTCAGTACCTATCTCAATCATACCTGTTGCATAAATCATAAGCTCTACAAGTCTAAGACCTACGTGTAATTTAACAGGTGTTGTCCACTCTTCCCATTTCATTACCTCGTCACGTTTGGCACTCTCTCTTAATTTTCTACGCTTGTAAGTATAATTAAAACTACGTTTGTCTAAGTCTTGTTTAACTGTTTGGTACAAATCAGGGTTTAGATGTTTAAAGTTTTTAAGACTAATCTCAGTCTCAACTTTACCACCTAAACTTATGCACGTTGCTGTTAAAGGTTTGTATTGTGTGATTGTATTTATGATGTGTTTACCAGTAATTAGTGCCAGTATCTCAGGCTCAACTTCACACATCTTTAAGAAGGCAATAGAAGGTTTGCCTATTGTCTTTTTAGATTGTTCTTGTGTCCATTCAGCAATAGCCATTGCTAAAGGTCTTATTGTGTTTGCTACCATTACTTTTCCATAACTGGTAACACTTTCTTCTTCTCTCTCAATGTGAGAATGAAGACGCTTATTAGTTCTGTTTGAACCTAAGTTCCTCATCTCTTTTTCGTGCTCTACTTCATCTTTATAAGTAGGCATACTCTCAATCAGTCGTGCCATGTGTCTAACTCCTATAATTATCAGTGGGTTATGTTTATAATATCTACTATGGGAACCTTAGTCAGGCTCCCTCGTAGTAACTTGTAGCTCAAGTGGAATAGCAAGTTTTGGTGGCAGTTTAGATGTAAGTATATTCTCTATAAAATGTGCCGCTCTATGTGCTATTTGGTTTGGTGTCATTGCGTCATACGCTTCAACAGATTGCGTTTTCTGTAAAAACAATATGATTTTCTTTTTAAGCTCCCAATCTACTTTGATATTTTTGTATTGGTTAAGCTCACTATTTCTAATCATTAATGTATTACGAAACTCAGCTATATCTTCAAACCATCCCGTTGCTTTGGTTTTTAAGACAATAAGCTCAGCCTCTAATTTATTATTCTTATCAATCAAATGTTGTATTTGTTCTTTATCTGTCATTGTGCTCCTGTAATGATTTGATTTGTTTATCTGTTAGTTGTGTTGTTTGTTCAAAAGGGTTGATGCTACGCTCCTTCTTAGGTGTTTGCATTACATGTATTATACCCGTTATTATCGCACCTAGTATTAATACATGTCCTTCAAATGGTAGTTCTAGTATTAGTTCAATCATGGTTTAAGCTCCTTTGGTTAGATTGTAACAGACTAAAGCCGGATAGTACCGGCTCTAGTTTCGCCACGTGGTATTCACTCACCACGCATAACAGGCTCATCAGTGTTACTCGTAACTTCTTTGTTTTATAATGACACTAACTTCAATTTCAGTGCCGTCATGTGCCTCGTCAAGCTCAGCAACTAAAGGTATTAATTTTTTAAAACGTATACCTTCATCACTGTTAAGACGTACTATTGTATATCCGCCTTCATATTTATCTTTTTTTTCATTCCATTTATCACCTATTACTTGTACATCATATTTACTTACATGCATATTAATTACCTCTTATTGTTTGTTTTAGTTTTTGGAACTTTGCATCAGTCTCATCTTTTTCAATCTCAGACTTAAACTTGCTTAGCTCCGCTCGTTTATCAAGACCCGCAGGCTCATCAATTCTGAGACCTGCACTATTAAACCATTTACCAGTACTGGTTAGATAGTATTTTGACTTGACCTTTTTTACTTTGCACGGGTCAACCTTGCCATCAGGTTTTAACAAGTATACTGACTTATTAAAATTCTGATACAACCGGTCAACCCAACGCTCATTAATAAAGTTAGATACAACGATATTAGCCATTAATGACCCGCCTTACTGTAACCGTTGTTTAACTTCATTCTCACGGCTAGTCTTTTATTTCTAAAAGCTTGCTCGTCAGCTAATACTCTTTGATGTAAAAAATCATAAAGTATTTTTAGTAGTATATTCATAACATCCTTTGGTTTGTTTGGTTGCTGATAAAAGTTCGCCGTCTATTAGCTAGAGCTCATCAGTCATGGCTTAACCATGAGACAAAGCGCCGGACGTTACAACGGCGCAATGTTTCGCTCTTTGTTTATTATTATATTTTTAACAGTTGCAGGCTGTCCGGTAACTGCTCATCAAACTTAATGATGTCCGGCACCGTGTCAGTCTTAGGACGTATAAAGCCTGATTGTAAATTATAAGAACGCTCAACGCCGTATAATTTCATAAGCTTTACAAAATCCTCGCCGCTAAGTCTACGCTTTTTTGCTTCAGGGCTGCCGCCGTCAATCCATGTTAAGTGTCTACCAGTTGTAACGCTCCATCCATTTTGGCTAACATGTAACACTCCAAATGGGTCTCTAATTGCTACCGGTGTGACGTATGAGTAATAAACAGTCACGCCGCTGTCAGTGCAGCTATAAAGGTTTTTTGTAGTTCTTAAATAATGTTTTTGCATAGTGTCCTTTAGTTTGTTTGTTTGTAGTTACTTATGTAACAGACTAAGCGGCAAGGTAAGGCGCCGCTCAGTTTCGCTGAATAACAGCTCATCAGTGTTACTTAATATTAATTATATCAGCCTTGTTATTAATAGCAAGATAAACGGCTTCTTGTTTGGAAATCTTGCCGTATTTCTTAACTAAGTTTTTTAAAAACAATCTATTCTTAGAATTATTTTTAAATGCTGTTTGTATTATCTTAACTGGCTCAGCGTATAACTTGCCATCATCGCTGACCCATGAGCCGGCGCCGTCATAGGCTGTACACCCGCCAAACTCAGCGCATAGCTCTTTTTGAATTAACAACGGCGCCATTAACTTAGCGCCGTCATTGTCATTAATTGGGAAATTAATTTGTGCAATATCCATATTTATATCCATCCTTGTCTGTTTGCTTCTCTTAACATCTCAATTTTTTTTACTTTGTCAGTCTCTTTGGCATAGTTAGACAAAAATGCTGCTTTGTTTGCAGCGTCTTTGAACTTGTCCGCATGGTGCTTAGTAAGTATTTTTTGTATAGTGTGATTGTATTTCATAACGTCCTTTGTTTGTTTCGCTCTACTGGAGCTCATCAGTCATATAAAATAATATGATACAAACATAGGTTGTTTGTACTGGCTCAAAGCAATGACGCTGAAGCGCTTGACCGGCTCGTATCTCTACTGGTGCGGTGTCCGACTTATTTGGGGCTGTCACACCCGTGTAACCTCTATGCTGCTGAGGCTGTCAGAAACAATTTAAAACTTAAGCTTAAGCCTGCTGTCACTGCTGTTAGCACATGGTAAGTATTTAAATTATTGAACATAAAAACACTATAAACGAAAACAATTATATTGTCTTATGCTATGTTTGCATAACAGGTATGCATGATATGCATGACTAAGAAAAAAACAGACACCTCTATTCTATACCTATATTAGATAGTTATAAAGAGTATATACACTGAGTACACCTATGACACCTGAGTATATACTCTAAGTATACCCTGAGTACATACACACATACATATATACACATAGTATACACTGTATTGACTTGTATATATCTTATACGGGAACCTTTATATATATTGTGTGTGTTGCTGCGTGTATACTATATGTATGATACGTGTATTCTTTGTGTATGCTATGTGTACCAAACTAAAAAAACAGACTAGCACAAAGGCACACCTTAAACAAAAAACCGCCGGCACCCGCACAGCCTACCCAAAGAATACCCTATATATACAACTTAGCCGGCTCTTTGTGTGTTACTATGGGTCATCCGCTGCTGCTGTCCTTAGATATACACGGGGAAACTCGGCTTTTCTATGTACGATATACCCCTTCATAATTTTTTACCAAATATTAAGGTTCCCGTATAAGATAGATAATAAAAGATAAAACAGGTATATACTACTGCCTATATATACTATTACTTGTCTTGTAAGCTAAGTATAATGTTAGAGGCTTCATAGGCTCTATCAGGTGTCTGTAGTGCCCAATTACTCACAGTACCTTCTGACGCACCCTTTAGCATCTCTTCAGAAGCCTTTTTATACTCACCTGCTTTTAGAAAATCCAATGTTTTCTTAAAACCACTTACACCTTTTTCACCCATTTGATATACCATTTCTGTTAAAATACCAAAAGCTTCAGGTTTTACGGCAACACCATCAAGTAATCTTAAAGCACCATCTTGAGCTTTCTTAAAATCTTGTTGAAAAAATGTTTCTATTTCTTCTTCACTATACATATCTTTAACTTTACCAGTAATAACATGACCATAACCAACTGTATAAAAGTCTTCTTTTACTGTTTTATTCATGTTACCTTTGTATTCTAATTGATAAGGTCTATATTCCTTACCTTCATGCTTTTTAATACGATTAGCAGTAACTTCTAATGTCTTTTCATCCATATTATATAAATCTGTCCTCTTCTGGTTCTTTACCAATGGCTGTCTCCATAAATCGTTCAAGCTCTTGGTCAAGTAAATCTTCTTTGTGTTGGTTGTACGATAAGACTTGGTCTCTGTCCATACGCTGAACCCAATAATTAGCAGCAATAGCAAGCGCATCAATTTGGTCATCATGTCTTAGAGCTCCTTTGTCTCTAGTAATCCTAGTCATCTGTCTAAACAACTGATGGTCAGGCTCTAGTTTAAAGTCTTCTTTAATAATTAAATCATCAATAACTAACCTATGACTATTCATAATAGGTTCTAAAGTATCAATAATACGTTTTTCTTTCTGTATATTATGTCTTACTTCCTCTATTTCACATGGGTGTATTCTAGCCATAACAGGTTTTAATAACTGTGTAGCCATACCATCACCAAAGTTACTCTCAATAACTACATAGTTTACATCTTGTTGTTTAGCAATCTGTGACAATCTAGCCATAGTATCTTCACTATAACCACCATCTAAAGAACCTATGGCAGTCAAATAAAGCACTCCATGAAGCATTTTAAGCACCGCATACGCTGTTTTGTCTTCCCCACGACCAGAAGGGTCAATTGACATAACAGACCCCTCAAAAGGCGTAAACTCAGGACTGGTATGCATAGGTGCCACGTAGTAATCACCTTTTAAACCTACATTTGGTATCTCAGGGTCAATAGCTTTCATCTGTTCTGGAGATGATGCCCATTGTAATTTAGCCGGAGCTTCTGTCCATTTAGAACAACCTGATAATACAATTAAATCGTTTAGTTTTAAAGGGTATCTATTAGCGTCAGACATTGTTGTGTCTAACATAAATTGTAAATTAAACCCTGAACGTCCATATGAAGACATACGTTCTAATAAGTCTACTTCATCAAATCTTTTAGGGTCTGTAGGCTTACCTTCATTATCTGTTACATCTGCAATCATTGGCGCTATCTTATGTCCATAACCTGTTAATTGTTCTTTAGTAGGGTATAAAGCTGTCCATATTTTAGTTTTAAAACCACGTTCTTCTAAGTCATTGTATAATGACATTTCTGTTTGTGGTGTACCTAGAAATATAATACGTCCTACTTCAGGTTTGATAATTGCATCAAATTCTTTTACTGTCTCACCTAGCCTGTCTCTCATTAACTGTGTCTGAGAGTTATTAGCACTCTCTACGTCATCAGCAATAATTAAGTCTGCACGTGAACCTGTTAATTGTCCTGTAATACCCATAGATTTAACTGAGGGTGCATGAGATGCTAACGCAGGTGCCACATCAAAGCTAACCTTAGAGTGTCTTTGATTGTCTCTAGGCTGTAAATGCTGTAATATAGGCATTTCACCTATTAATCTTTGTGTAAATGTACTGAAATCATCAGCCCTGCTTTTAGATGCAGATACTACAAGTATATTACGTTGTGGATTAAGTAATAATTGGTGACATACAAATGCTGACGTAATCCATGATTTACCTACACCTCTAAATGCTTCTATTACAAGTCTTTTTTCTTTAGACTGTAGATAGTCAGCTATATCATATTGTATTGGTGTTGGTTCTGGAAGATTTAAATGCTTCCAACAAAGATATAAAAAGTTTTTAAAATTTTTAAGTTTACTATTCATCTGTATCAAAAGGTACTTCGTCTAGTATGTTATCAGGCTTCTTTTGTAAACTATCTGTACTATAAGTCTTACAAACCTCAAGACATACTTTCATTTCTGAAGCAGTCAACTCTTGTCCTGACTTTAATTTTGAATATGCGTGTTTAACCAGTAATTCAGGTAACTCTTTAATAATGTTATCTAAATTATTGTGGTCTTCCTTGTCTGTTGTACTTTTTGAAGGTACTTCTTTTATTTGGTCGTTTGACATGTATTCCTTTTCTCTTCTTAGGTTTTTCTCTTACTTCAAATTCTTTAAATTTTTTAGCCATAATTATCTATCTCTAATACTATCTATAAAATTATAGATTCTACCTATTTGTTTATCAACATTCATTATCTCTTCTGATAACATACCAATATGAATTTGTAATTCAACAATAGTAATCAATACATAAGTGGATAACCCTAAAAGAATAGTGCCAAGTAAAGCAATCAGAGCTGTATTATGTTGTCGTTTCATAAATTATTTTTTAACTAATGAACCACCAAAGTATAATCCAATAATAGCTGATACTAAGTTAGTATCTAATGGTGTAATAACCAAACTATTAGAAGATAGTGTTACCCATTTCATTATTTCTTTTTCAGGTATAAAGAAAAAAGCAGGTTTAAATTCTAAATAACCTACAATTACACTTACATCTGGTTGAAATATTGGCATTAATTTAGGTAATAATACTATCGCAAAGACAGCAGTTAATGCTATAATTCTTCTTGTCCATTGGAAACCTTTGTTGTCATATTCTCTTGCTTCCTTAAAACCTTTTTGTTGAACTTCAGCTCTTTGTATAAGCATCTTTTGTTCT